TGACCGTTGTGCTTCTTCTTCATTGGTTATCGGATCAACGATTGTTTCGTTAAGGTCAGGGTTGGGTGACCCATGTGAATACCATCCCAGATAACTGTAACGAGTTCCGCCAGTAACTGGTTTAACTTCGTGTGAAGCAATAAAGTTTGAAGGAAACATCAGAATGTCTCCCTTACGGGGAAAGTAGGTTATCCCCAAGTAGTCAAAAACATGTTCCCCACCGCTGAATGTATCTTCACTGACTTCGTCCATGTCAACACGATCATTGACATACATAATGACAGAAAGCGTATTTTTGGTTGGCAACTGCTCTTTGGGGTGATCAATGCCGTATAGATAGTCCACACTTGAATCTGAGTGTGTACCTAGGAACAAACCGCCTTTTTGCGCCGAATAGGAGACAATATGTCCTTTGACCTTCCACCAAATATTCTTATAGGCGAGCGGATGAATTGTCATGTACCCGAGCAAACACTTGTCGCGGGCAGATTCCAAAAAATTCAATAGTTCAATTACCTCAGGTCGCTTGTCTTGATGGGTGTTGGCGGCTCGTCGTGGCATCATGTCAACGCCATCTTTGCCGAATATGTAACCGCTTCGGTTTATATAGCAAGGCTCACCTGTTTCGGGGTTTATGCCTTCCGTGTACATTGATTCGCGTTCAGCGGAAACAAATTCTTCAAATAAATCACGGGTTGAGTCCCAATCAATCGTAAAGGCGTTCTTAAAAAGAACTACCCCACCACCTAATTCCTCTGGCTGTATTCCGTTGAATTCCATTTACATGTGGTCTTTCGCTCTGCTTTTAAATAAGGTTAATTTTTCTGGCGCCCCATTAGGATACTTCTTGCAAATATAGTCGTCGTAATCTTCAATTAAAGTATCAAGCCACCATTGACCGCCCGAATGGTATTCGCCGTCAGACATAACAGGGTTAACCCCATGCTCTGGCGCTGGCGTTCCTTGAGCAAACCAAAGAAGATACGAATACCTTGATCCTTTAGTTATTTCATGAATTTCGTGTGCGCCAAGATAGTTGGCTGGCATCAAAACTATGGAGCCAGTTTTAGGGGTAATGTCAATATCAAAATACGGGATTGACATGTGCCCGCCCTTGAATCCGTAATCGGATTCACTGCCGTCATCGGTGCATGAATTGAAGTACACAAGAACAGAAATAACATTTCGGGTTGCATGGTCAAGTTGAGGCATCGCCCCATACCGATAATTCACATCGTTGTCGGAGTGAAATCCGAGACTCGCACCCTCGTCATAGCAAAGAACATGACCACCAGATTTCCACCACAAGCATTGAAGAATTGCGGGAAACATTTCTACATAGGCTAAAAGCGCTTGATAAACGCGGTCATCGCATTCCTTTAAAAACGGGTGAGTTAATTCTTGAATTCTTACTGGTGCTCGCTTGTAAGCATCAAGGCTGTAAATGAACCCACCCTTGTTGACGGTGTGTATTGGGGATCCAGCATCATCGTAAATGATGGTGAAATTTTCTTCTCGCCACCGTTCTTTTTCTTTCTCAAGATACGAAATTAAATCATCTTGTGGGACGGTAATTGCGTTTTCAAACAGCACCGTACCACCTCCAAGATGTTTCCCGTCAAGAAATGTGTTGTCACTCACCAAAAACCTCTTTCAATGCTTCCAAAATAGTTGATGCACTTTGATCTGTAAGACGTTCTGAGGCTAGAGGGAACTCACCCCAACTGAACCTACGAAGGACTTGACCGCTAGCGCCAACAAGAAACTTTTCGTAATTGTGAGGAACTCGGTGAAGAGCCTGATTAGCAAGATTATGTCCATGAGCGGCTTCTGCTGAATTATCTGCTCTTGTATCGCTGGAGATACGTTTTGCAGTGCCTTTCAAAAACCCGAACAACGCATGTTCGTTCTCGCCATTTACTTCCACTTTTTCGGTTATCGGAAAAGTCACCCACGGGTATGCACGCTTAACAAAAGAAGCAATTTCCTGACTGTCCGCTGGATCTTGTTCACCGAACTGATTACAAGGAACGCCTACAACAGAAAAATTATCGTACATGTCGTGAAGGGTTTGCAACTCCCATAACTGTCGCGCGGTTCTCGTGTATGACCATATAGCACTAGTTTTGGGAACGTAGTTTGTTTTGGTGGCAATGTTGACAATTAAAGATACCTTACCGAGCAAAGAACCAAGAACATCATTCGTGATCCCGTCAGCCGAAGCAATCTTTATGTCATAAGCAGAGTTCATTTGAAGCACCACAAACTAGGAACAATAAATTTGACATCAGAAATCACCTTGGTCGCAAAATGTGTAAACTTTTCTGTTGACGGAAAAAGAACAACAGTTCCCGCTTTAGGTTTAATCCTAAGTTTTTGATTCACAAAATTTAACTCCCCACCTTCATAGTCATCGTTCAAATATAAGACAGATGAAACATCTCTTCGCGGATTACCGCTATTAGTTTTAAGATTATATATTCCATCATGATGTGCTTTCAGCGATTCTCCGACTCTGTATCCGATAATGGAATAATCTGTTTCCAAAAACAAATCCCTACGCCATAAATGCTGAATGGTTTCTTGCATTTTCAACATTATCGGATCAAAAACTTGTTTGATTGGATAGTCCTCGTGTGGTTTAAGAATTATGCTTGGCGGGAAGTATTTGGTTATTAGATCAAACTTGTTTTCTTCAAAAACAAGAGTCCTATATCCATCTTCCCCTTGCGCTTTTGAAATATTCGTGCCATAATCCGCGTGTGCAATTATTTTGTTTACCTCTTCAAGCAAAGCAGGATCAATAAAGTCGTCAATGATATGAATGCAGTCAGTGGTTGTAGAACTCATTGCAGGCACCAAAATTGAGTTACAAAATAACGGACACCAGATTCAACAGCAGAAACTTCGTGGGTATACATTTCGGAAGACGGAAACAGTGCAAGCATCCCCCGTTTAGGAGACAGGCTGATCCCCAAGTTAGGGAAACTTAATACTCCGCCAGTAAAACCATTATTTAGATACAAGACTGAACTCACATCCCTGCTTTCATAACCAGCAGGAGAAGCCAAATCTTTTTTAAAACCGTCGTAATGGGGGCGGAGTCTCTCACCCTTTTGGTATCCGCAAACATTAAAACCATTCTCATACCCAACTGTGCGACGCCAAATAAATTCAATATGTTGTTTAGTTTTTTCAATGTATGGGACGATTAGATTATCCAACTCGTCATCACAATTCACCAACAAAGATGGTTGATTATATTCTTGCCCAAATTCATCTTTGGTTGCAGTTGAAACATAATTAACTCCGTCATCCGTCAACTCATTCAACACCGTTTTGGGCTGTTTGAGTATGAATTTTTCAATACGTGACGCAGTTTCAGGATCAATAAAATTGTCAAATATGTGAACACCGCCAGATGTCGGATGGTCGCTTATCATACGGAAATAACCCCATTTACGCTCAAAAAAGAATATTCATTTATCTTCATATGCCCGCTTACGAACCCGCCGTCCTCGGTTAGATTTAAAGAGACATTAGCAATCATTGGTGTAGTGACTTCATATTCTGCCTGAAACTTGTTGTCGTTCAGCGAATACTTTATGTCTACCGAATATTTTGATCGCTGTTCAATTTTTGCTGTTGTACTGGTTTTAAATGAAACAGTTATCGTTTCATCACCCAACGGCGTTGAAACTGTCAAGCGATAAGATTTTCCAAAAACTGGAGAAACTGTTTCGTGATGAAAACCACCTGTCATCAAACCATGCGGAGGACATTCTTTGCCCCAAACATTGACAATAAGTGACTGTTTTACACCAGAAGATGCTGGCGTAGTGCCGTGAAGTTGATGACCAGCATCAAAAATGATTATCCGATTACCTTTATACTTGATTCTTTCGCGAGTTTCAATCGGACTATTTTCAAGTATCGGGGTTATAAAACTTTTTTCCAATGAACCAATTGATCCTCGTTCTAACAAAGTCGGATAAAGTTCAAAAAATCCTGCTTCTTCACTGTTATCCACCCCCCACCAAACGGCACCCATGATCGGAGTGCCAAGCGATTTGTCGTGAACATAACGAGCCGTATCAGCATCAACATGAGGCTGAATGTACTGACTTGGTTGATAAGTTCTAGTCCAATATTCAAAGCCGACTACTTCATCAATGTTTATTTTGCCTTCAAAAATTTTGCGTATAACCTGCTTTTTGAGAGTGTCCATGGGACTTTTCCACCAACCGTCCCAAAACATGTAAGGAGAAAAAACTGACCCATTTGGATCGTTGTACATATTCGGCGCTGACGCTACCTTTTCGCCTTCTCCCATGGACTTAGGAAAAAATGATTCATCGTCAAAAATTGATTTAAGAGTAATGTCGTCAAAGAAATTATCTTGAATAAACATGTTAATCCTTAACTACTATCGTAAGACCATAAAATAGTGGGAGATGGTAAACCCTGCAAAAATGGTTGTGTTTCAATTCATGATGCCATTCCCACGCAGGGCTGACAATGGTTTTGTTGTGGTAAAGAAAAGAAGAATCCGAACTGTTTTGGATCAGCATTACGCCACCAGAATTAAGCCTGTCAACATAAGTTGATGCGCTCAAAAAAGGATTTTCCATATCCGAAGACCACCCCAAAATAAGATCATATTTTGTATCTTCGTCAATTTCTAACTCCTGCCGTGTCACCGTTTTGTATGGAACATCAGGCAAAATATCTGAAGTCCCTTTAGTGAAACGCTCATAATACAAAAGACGCTTAGAGTTCAATATTGAAAGTTCCGCGCCGTACTTATTGACTAATGCGTCGTACTTAAATCTATCTAAATATCCTGAAATAGATAACACGGTATTCATTCGCTTAACATCAAACATCGCAAAAACTAATGTCAAAGAAAGCCATTGTGGGCTTGAGTAGCCTTTATGTAGTTTTGCGTGAGGCTGATGGATTACATAATCAAAGTCACTTGCCCCACCTGTAGCGATATTACGCCGATCAACCCCAACAGTATTAAACATATAGTCGCCAACAATCACAGATTGCGCGCAGTCTTCATCTATGCAACGATCAGCAAAATCTTCTAGACGCATATCGGTAAAATTGCTTAAACCGAATAGTTGATCCAACTCGTAGCGTGGACTTTCAGACATTGGACATCTCGTATGAGGAAATTTGTAGATCAAAATATGCGCGACGAAGAACGCGTGTCAAAAGTATGTTCTGACTTTTTAGATATTCGTAGACAGCATAATTTTCGGTATGCATATTTATTAGGTGCGATGGTTTGTAAGCATAAATTGTACGAATTCGCTCAACTACTTCGTCAAATGAGACCGCTTTAAACTCCGAAGGCTCATATCCTAAAGAAAAAAGCACACACGCAATAGTCATTGACGCATAATCGTGGTCGGAAGATGCACTATATGTTTCATTTGGTTTACTCATCATCGTCATCTCCTTCCACTGTGTAATCAATAGTGTGACAGTTAGTCACCCACTCACCGTCAGATAACCATCTGCCTGTTTCGCTTTCAAAATAAATAACGCCATCATCAAATTTTGGGAGATCTGTATCAGCCTCCCCGAACTTTGTGGGCTCATCTAGTTTTTTGTTTGGATCCATAACATTACAGCAACTTATTTAGTGCCGAAATCTCATTCCTCAGACATTCCCAACTTACATGAAGTGGGTCTTCAGCCATATAAGGGTTCGCCGTATTTGCCCTAATCGTGGACGGGTCAACATTCATCATTTTAGATAAAACGAATATTGACTCTTCCAAGAAAATTTTTGCCTTGGACTTCGCTTTTTCGTAGTTAAAATCTCCTATATCCATAGGAGATATGTTAGTTCGTGGGTTCGCTTAGTTTCGGCAACCCTTGGAATGTTGGACCGATCCTGTTTCCGTCGGCGTCCAACCCTGTCCTGATTCCTTTAGTCCAAGTCCACGGCTTCTCTTGGTTATTCTTTGACTTCAAAGCACCATATTTGGAGCGCTGTTCTACAAGTTCTTTGTCGTCCCACAGCATTTTGACCTCAAAGGTGGTTTCATCAAGAACTCTGTTATCAAACAAAGTAAAAAACATGAATGGCATACCCGCCTCAAAAGTAACGGGTTCATTAATTTTCGTAATCATCCAATTCATTTGGAACTCGTCCGGCCACCAAGAACTCGGAATTATCGCCGAGAGCGGTTTGGCGCCATCAACCATATAGTTGGGTGAACCGCCAATCCAAATATCGTAATTTTCTTCAGTTCGGAACGCATACTGTGTGGAAAACGAAATCATCCCAATAATGCTTGAGTGGGCAATCGCTTTAAATACTCCAACATTCGTTTCAATTTTTTCACCCGACAAAATCTTGGGTGGAACATTCCCTCCGTTCCATTCCACGACCACATCTTGTTCTAGTTGCAGTTCCCAACCATAAACATTTGCGTAAGTCATAGGCAAACATTGATAAGCATGTTTGTTGTAGGTGTTATCCATCCATTCCCGTTTCACACGAGACTGAACTATTTTTGGGGTAATAGTCTGAGTTTTAAGTAACTGTATTTTGGACATCAGTAGTTTTTTTCTTGGCTGTAACTTGCTTGACGGGTTAAGTCGTGGTTGTTGTCGTTGTAGTCAAACATGGTTACGGCAGAATACTTCACGCCCGACAGAACTGGTTTGGCGGCATGAGCATAAATGTAGGTAGATGGAAACAGAACAATGTCACCATATTCGGGTTTGAATGACAAATCTAAATATGGGAACCACAATTCTCCCCCCTCATAATCGTCATTTAGATACATACAGGAAGAAGTAGTGGCTGTGTAAGAGAATCCATGATCGGTATGAACCTGAAAGTGTTGATTTACGCCATAACGAATAAAATTGATTGCTTCCATATAGTTCAGTTGAAGGTTGTAGCGTTTTTCGTAATCTGCAATACATTCTTTCAATGGGTTCTTGGTGTCGTTATAAATGTTGACCAACTCGGAGAACTGTGGTGGACAATGCTTGATGTGTAGTTCCCCCATTTTGCAGTCAACACAATCTCTGTATTCAGGCATTTTTTGGTTATAACCGACCAAAGCCTCCATCCACATATAGGGTGGTGTTTTGCTGTTGCCAATTGTTTCCTCTAGACGCTCAACTAGCCGTAAAGATTTAGGAAGAGCATTCTGGTACAACAAAATACCTAAACGGGGATCACTTAGGTTAATTGGATTGTTCATCTTTTTATTTCACTCCCATACTTGTTGCCATGAATATCTTTCACCAGAAGTTACTTTAGTGATTTCGTGACAGGAATCTTCATCAGCGATATTGTTGAGCAGAACCATTGTATTGGCACGAGGCTTAACTCTAATTCCAAGCAAAGGCGAAACAAACTCCCCGCCTTCAAAATCGTCATTAATGTAGTAGACCGCAGAGAACGACGCTGCTTTGTATTCGCTTCCAATGTCTTCTTCATAGGTGTCCGTATGCATGCGGAGACTCCTCCCGTCAGAGTACTTCAACAAAAAGTTGTCGTAGATACCCCTTGGGTGATAATCAAATATAGACATAATTGCTTTTTGTGATTTAATGTCTATTTTTAATATAATCTTTTTAACAGAATCTTCAATTGGGTAGTGGCGAAAATATGACCAATCGCTAACAGTAGGCGGGTAATCAAATTCTCCGCTTTCACCCTCCAACGGGATATACGGTCTGAGATAAGAGATAGAAGAATCAATACTGTGAGTGGTCTGTTTAAACCTTACTTTAGACAGACGATCGTTTGACGGTTGAAAATCTATTCCGCTTTTCACATAATCAAGCAATACTTTATGGTCGTCAACGCTAAGAAAATCTTTAAATAAATGAAAATGTGTGTTTTTCATTGTATTAACTTTCATCCAAAAGCCAAAAATGTTGGCGAACATATCGCACACCTTTTGTGACGCTATTTACGCGATGAGCCATGTCTTCATCCCATGGCGTGCAATTCAGAATCAGAGAGTTTGGTTTTGGTTTAAAGGTAAGACCTATATACGGGGTGCAATGCTCACCACCTTCATAATCATCGTTCAGATAATAGATTGAAGCGAAATGACATGGACGATGCGCAGTTGGTGAACTCTCATCAAAATCATAGCCATCTGTGTGCATCCTCATTGAGCGACTATTTTCAATTTTTGTGAATACTGGTGGAAAAGTATTTTTTGCTTTTTGCCCAAATAAAGAAAAAATCTGTTCACTTATTTGAGAATCAAGTTTTGTGATTATGCCCAATATCTTTTGTTCAATAGGTTGATGCAAGACCAGATTCCAGTCTTGATAGTTTTCTAAACCCTCGGGGTAGGGTTCAGCCATCTGACCAGTTTTAATTTCTTCAAAATTTTCATCACTAAATACTTCTGAACGCAAATATTCAATTGATTCATCTTTGCTGTGCTTTACTGTATGAAATCTTGTCGCCGTAGGAGGTCTTTTATCCATTGATTCAGTGAATCCCCAAGTAAGTGGATCCGTATTTCTTACATACCAATCCAATGTTGACCATGAATCGCCATCCAGAAAATCTTGATAAATAGAAATACTCGGGTATACGCTTTTCGGCGGGTTAGACGGAGTCGGCATAGTTTTAAACATGTCACTCATCCACAACGGTATAGAAAGCAGGAGTCGTATATCTTTCTCCACTAATCACTGGTTTAACCCCGTGCATGTAATAGAAGTCTCCGGGGTGAAGTACTGCTAAACCCGGTTTAGGTTTTACGATGATGTCGTGCTGTGGGTAGTAAAGTTCCCCACCTTCAAAATCGTCGTTGTAATAAAAAAGCGAATTTATGTCATATGTTGGGAACGGATTCGGGGATCCATCGTTTAACTGTTTATCGGCGTGGGGTTGTTGTTCTATCCCTCCAAACCAACGAATCAGACATGGCGGACGGGAACTTAATTTTACATGAAAAATATCTTCCATAGTTTTAGCCATTTTGGCTATGTAGTGATCAATTAGATCGTAGATACCTAAATCAAGGCGCTTTAGTATCGTCGCCGTGCATTGACGGTCATTCCAATAGGACGCATCATAGGTGCAGACACCCTCTTCGTTGTAGGTATTTTCTAATTGATCGTTATGCCACTCTTTGATGTTTCGCGCAAAACCAATGATCTTTTTGACATCGTCAGAATCAATGAAGTTTTCTATGACATGAATGTTTTCTTTGCCTTGCCCAAAAGCGCCGGGTTTTACAGCCCAAGGACCATCATCAAAGTTGTGTTGTGTTTGTTCCACACAAAAATCCTAGCACTCTAGGATGTGATACTTATTTGAATACTGGCGGAAAGAATGGCGGGAAAAATGGTGGGAAGAATGGCGGGAAGAAAGGTGGGAAAAACGGAGGGAAGAATGGAGGGAAAAACGGAGGGAAGAATGGAGGAAAGAATGGTGGGAAAAATGGTGGGAAGTACGGTGGGAAGTACGGTGGGAAGAAAGGTGGGAAAAACGGAGGGAAGTACGGAGGGAAATATGGAGGAAAATATGGCGGAGTTACAGAGGCACTAGCAGCAGAGGGAACAGAAGCAACATTGTTGCCTCCAGTACCCGAAGATGTTGCTGTGACAGTAAAAGTTACAGCATTTCCAGATGTAAGACCAGTAACAGTAAGAGGGGAAGAAGCACCAGAAGCGGTCTGACCCGAACTTGCGGTAACAGTGTAAGTGACAGCACCACTTTTACCTAAATACGCTGGTGCGGTAAAAGGTACCGTAACAGTTTGTGCAGTATTGCCAGCAGTGTTGTTAACTACAGCATTAACCGTAGGGGTTCCTACGGAAGGCTGACCGGGTTGTTTACCGCCAGTATCTTTTGGTGTCTGATTAGCCGCCATGGATTACGCCGAAAGGTCTCCTACGAGCACCCAAGTGTCTGTCGCTCGTTTGACGAGTGTAGCATACGACCACTGTGCACGTAATTTGAGTCCTGGTGTTGCGTTAATAGTTACACCAGCACCAGCGGTAACCGTTGTTTGTCCAGCGCCAGTTTGCAAAATATTGATTTGTGAACCAACTGGAAAGGCAACGGATGAGTTTGGAGGCACGGTAAGCGTGTTTCCAGAAGCGACACTCATTTCTACAATCTTAGTTTTGTCAGCCAAAACAAGTGTGTAAGAAGCCGTCTGAGCGCTAGTAGAAATTTCTGCTAACTTGCCAAGTTCAATTGCGGCTGTTGCCGAAACATCCGCGTTCACGATTACACCAGAGGCAATTGCTGTTACACCAGTGTCGGAGATGGTTACATCTCCCGTTTCTGTAACAGAAGTAGGCACACCAGAGGAGTTGTAAACAATAATGTTGCCAGCAGTGCTGGTAGCCAACTTGCTAAGCGCGATAGCCGCTGAGGCATTGATATCAGCGTTTACGATCGTTCCGTCAGTGATCATGGCGCTAGTAACAGTTCCAGTGTCGCCTGTCGTTACAACGGTTCCTGTGACCGCTGGAAGGGTAATTGTCCCCGATGCAATAGCAGAAGCCTCCAACTTTGTTGAACCCGAAGTTGAACCCGCATAGTTCGCACCGCTGGCAACAGTAGGTAGCGTGATTGAAGAACCCGTAGGGATCGTTACCGTACCAGTGAATGTTGGTGAAGCAGTATTTGCTTTTAGACCAATGCTCGTTGTGAGCGTTGCAGACAAGTTGGCATCGTTCCCGAGTGCTGTTGCAATCTCGCCAAGAGTGTCCAAGGTTGAACCAGCACTACCAACGAGGGCGGCAACTTCAGCACGAACAAACGCCGTGGTAGCAACTTGAGTGGTGTTTGTCGCTAATTCCGCGGTAGGCGCTGTTGGCGTTCCCGTGAGCGCAGGCGATGCGAGAGGTGCCTTAGCGTCCAACTGTGTTTGAATAGCCGAGGTAACACCATCAACATAATTCAATTCAGTTGTTGACAGTGTTGCTCCATCAAGAATATTGATTTCAGCGGCAGTTGATGTAACACCAGTCAGGTCGGTTGGTGCGATTGAAATGTTTGCCGAGCCGTTAAACGACTGACCAGCAATATTTCGTGCAGTAGCAAGAGTTGTTGCCGTGCTGGCATTACCTGTCAACGCGGCTGTGATAGTTCCTGCCGTAAAATTCCCTGAAGCGTCACGGGCGACAATTGCGCTCGCGGTATTCGCATCTGTTGC